AAGACCCGTGAGTGGACGCACAGCCTAGCTGACGTAGAGATTACCACGTTAAGCTTCCAGCGCCCCCCGTCTTATTCTTAAAGTAGGCCTCTTGAAACTTCTGTAACTCCCGATCGAGCAACTCTACTTTCCTCTCAGTCATCTTGACCTCAGCATCTTGAGCCATTTGTTCCGTCCAATACGCCACAGCAATACTAAGAGCATCAAGCCTATCGTCGTGCGTAATCGCCCCTCGGTCTCTAGTTAGGCGAGACATCTGGTAAAACAGGGAATACTTCAACTGACTCTCATGGGGATACTTCTGGATAGTCTGGAAGTCATCCTTAACAACATCAGGATCCACCACAAGCCTGTGGCCAGCCATGACGGGCTCTAAGGTATCGATAATACGTTTCTCCTTCTGCGTACTGTGTCGCACCTCCTCAATACTCACAGGATATATACGGGTCAGCACAGGCTTAATAAGCTCGTTGAACATACCGTCACCAAAGTTGGTTTCGGTCACGATGTAATTGACTTTGTGTTCCTTAGCGAGCTCAGCGAGCTCTACTAGGGTGTCCTCAGAGTAACCTCCAGACAAACCACCAGCAGCAGGGATATACAATGTCCCGTTAAGCATCTTACAGACAGCATAACCAGTCTCATCCTTACCGCGACCAGCAGGGTCAATAGCAAGCACACTACCAGTGTACTCAACCATGTCTCCGAGTGTTTTAAAAGGTCGGTAATATCTCTCACCAGCGAAGGCTACATTGGGAACACTAGAGTCCCACTCAAGCTGTGGATCACGAGCCCACACATAACGCTCAGGGGCTACCTCGTTGTCGATACTTGTTACAATCAGGTCGGAAATCTTCAGAGGGAATTTCTCGACGTCAGACAGTTTACTATCCAACATGAATTGCATGGTGTATCCCGCAGAACCATAACTGATCTTACGTTCCGCTAGGTCTACATCGGAGAACCGCAAAGGCTCTGTAGATCTGTTTTCTTGCTCGGCGTCCACACAGATGTCCGCTACGTTCCCATCATAGATCTTCTCGTTGTGACTCTGAGTAATGTGCGTAGCTGGCCAAATCTGACTCTTGTATCCACGCTCTTGGAGCTTCGTGTAGATCGAGTCAAATGTCTGAGGTGTTCCAAGGAACAGAACCTTGGACGTATCGTCGGGCTTCAGGATAGCGTCAAATTCTTTTACCTGCTCAGATAGCTTCTCACGCATCAACATCGTAGCACTATTATTGGCTACCTCAATATCGTCAGCAATGATAATATCTGCACGTGACCCTGTAAGCTGCGAGGAGATGCCTAGAGACTTCACTGAGGGCGCATGAGAGGCAGGGGCTAACCCAACGTCGAAAGAGATCTTAGACTGCCTCTGGTTGTCCTTAGGACGTAGGTGTTGCAGTATCTCCATCTCGTTGATAAGACGAAGTGTGAAGGTACTGAAGTCATCTGAACGTGTCTTACTCGCAGACACCACAAGAATGTTCAACTTTGGATTCATCAAAAGCTGATGCACCACGTATGCCGAGCAGATGTAGCTCTTACCACAACCTCGGAATGCTTGAATAATAGCACGCTTGTCTCCGTGCTGCATATAATCCGCCATGTCATATTGAAGCGGCGTAGGGTCTGGTAAATTAAGCTGTTTCCAGCATAGGAACAGGAAGTTACGAAAATTCTTGAGTTGGGGAGGTATTGTGGGGGAAGTATTCATTATTTCTATTACATTTACTTATATTCCATTTAGCTGGAACAACCTGAAGGTTTGTACGGTTATGTTTCCCTCCTCTTGACATTGGTTGGATATGATCGACGTGAAATGAAACACCGAGACACTTTGAGATGCGTTGAGCGGCCTCATAAAAGCGAATTACACATTTTCGTTCTTCCTTTGGAAGTTTATTGTACTCTTTTCTCTTCTTATGTTTATACGCTTTTGCTCGCGCGTTGTGCCTCGCTAGTGTTTTTTGTAAGTAAGCCTTTTTCTTTTCACGAAGGTCTTCCCGATTATCTCTGCGATATTTCTCACCGTACTTCTTAGCTTCTTCCTTATGGGAATCTCTATAAGCTTTCTGTCTTTTCCTGAGAGCTTCTTGCGCCTTCAATGAGCGCCATTCCTCCTTAGGAGAGCCATCAGGAAACTTACGATAAACAGCAAAGAAACGATCAGGCACGGAAGGGTGAGGGTCGCCATCCTTGTAGGTTCCCCTCTTACTTCCTGTTTGTATACTTCGACTCATCGTAACTTGAGCTTGGACAATTACTTCTTTATGTCAATTTCATTACTTGTTACGGCCTCTGTTCTCCTTCTTGGATTGTATCCGAAGGTTGCTTGGGGCATTGTTTAAGGGCGACCTATCTTTGTGATCGATGTCCTTACCAGCAAGCTTAGCTTTGCCATGTTTCTTGACCATCAGACGCCTTGCGGCTTTCCTAGAGTCATTCCTGCGACGTTGCTCAGGTTTCTTGTGGTAGTTCTCGTATTCTTTTTTGTAATCTCTAGCCATTATCGGGAAGCTACGCGGTCAACACCTTCGTCATCAAACGGAAGCATACTGACAAGGTTAGCCATTGGGTTGTCGTTGGTTACTGTTGCGCTTATTTGGTTGTCTTTTAGTAACTGTCGGGCGGCATTAAGGTCACTTGGAGACGCCTCACCGCTTTGGATGCGATTAATGAACTCATCAATCAGGAGGTCTTGGAGACCATATAGTTTTTCACTGCTATCACTCATAATTTCTTTCTTATTTAATGTTTTCTTGTAATTTTTCGTTTCTTGCTAGGCTTTGTTGATGAAGTTCGTGGACAGTCTCTAGTACTTTTGCACTTAATTGATCAATTCCAACTCGTTCCCCTTTAAGCATGCCTATTTCCTCTCGGATGTTGGCTTGTTCTTTTCCCTGTTCAATGATGGTGCGATACATGATGCCTATAGCAGCCCCTAAAGCTCCTCCTGCTGCAAGTACCAATGTTACTAAATGTCCAATGTCCATATTAGACGCCGTGTTTGATGATTAGTGTAACTGCGTAGCTAAATCCTACAAGGTTGCTAGCTACTAAGAGTGAATTAAGGAACTTTATGTTACGCCCTGATGTTAACTCAGCGGCTTTAAGGTGACAGTAAGCTGCTACAATGCCTAACCCTTGACGGAAGAAGATATTAAAGAATACCCCTGCATTAATTAACTGTGATGTTGTTTGGTGTTCCATATAAGAAGCAGTCCAAGGAACGAACCAATAGAGGTTATCTAGGATAGCTCCACAGAACCCTATAGCTACCCCAAGGATGAACCAGTCTTGTCCTGTTTTCTGCTCTCGGCTCCAAGCCTCTCTAGCTGAAGGCAGCCACGTGTAAACAACCGCAAACGCTAGTACAACCGTGGGAATAGTCATACCTAGCGAAAACAATTCCGCGATTGCTTGTAATTTACTTTTTATCATTTTGGGTTAAGGTATTGAGAAGGTTAATTATTATTATGCGAAAGCGCGTAAGACTAGCTTCCAGTGGGAGGCGTTAACTGATGTTGGAGCGCCGCTTGGGTTTTTATCCAACAAGTTGATGGAGCCCACGAGAGAGATACCACATTTAGTTGCATTTGAATAATAGGACAGTTGAGTGTATCCAGCTGGATTAATTACCTCCACTTCATCTCCCACTAAATATCCTTGAGTGTTTACTGCATCCTTACAACGCACAACCAATTTCACTATTTTTGGTGTAACCCCAAGACCGTGGTCAACCTCTGTGTTTCCCGCTGTTATATTAAGCTCAGAGCTCTCGAAGGACTCCGAGAAGACCCCAGAAGCACCTGTAGAACTCCCAGTGCCTCCGTTAGCCACGGGGAGAACCCCAGTTATGTTTGAAGCGTCGATGTCTCCTTCGAGCATTCGAGTATTTGATTTTGTAATAGACATAATTTGTTTTTGTTAAGATTTATTGGGTTTTAGATTTTAAGGGTTTGTTAATTGTCGTGCTTAGTTTCTAGATTATGACTTTTATAATGTTGGCTCTGTTCGGGTAATCAGATAGTGCGACTACATCATAACCTTGTGGTTCCAGTACTATATAAGTATCATTCATCATTAAAAGGTTAAGGGCATGATAAACATCATCTCCACCTTCAACACTCCCGAAGTCTTCCTCTTGTTTCACTATGATGATACCACAGATGTAGTTAGCACCTCTCAACAGACTGTAATAAGATACAGCAGCCTTGAATGTGAGAGCGTAGTCATCACAATCAAAGAGCTTACTGCCTTTACCTTTGTCGAACATCTTAATAGTCCTAGAGTGGTAGCTCGTAACTTTATTGAGTTCCCTCTTAGTTATAGCGTCATAGTATTCATCGTGAGTCATCACCCAAGCACCCTTAGCTTGTTGGTGGATGTCTCGGGCAACTTCCTCATTTGATATAGAGAAAGCCAACGAGAATGGCAGGAAGGTTAAGATGAGTATTAGGTTGATCATTTTGTTTTTCTTACAAGTCAGTGGTGTTAACTGAAGCTACTGTAGATATACCTACTATTCCAGAGTAAGGAAACCCATTGTAATGTACATCAACGTTTACTGTAGTTGTACTGGAAGAGGATTCAACTGCCGTTAGTGGCAGATGTGTACCACCTATAGGTTTAACGCTTGTTAGTGTGTTTGTGTGATTAGACGTTTGCCCTGTACAAGCTCCACTTAAACCATCGCTTCCAGAATCAGAATGTTTCTCACAAATGATAAAGTTATTTAAATCATCAATCCAAGTTACATAACTCGTAACGCCACTTCCATCGTCTTCTATAACTTCACCTAAAGTAAATGTTGGTTTTGATCCACATGAGTATATCCTACGGTTTTCATTTGTCGCATAGACTTTAGGATAAATGTCTGACGTTGATTGTTGGATATTACCCACAGGGAAGATTGAACTAAAATCTAAGGAGTGTCTATGTGCTGTTGCGCTGGGAGTTATACCAGACAAATCACTAGAATTTCTATCAATACGATAAGAAGCATTAAACGTCTTACGTATAACTTGGTTTGTTACATTATTTACACTCGATTCAATCTTACAATCCTTGATATTATTGTCATTGAAAGTATTACCTGCACCTACTGTCGTCCCGTCATATAAAGATCCTCCCGATTCAACAAAGGAAATTTGGTTTGTGTTTCCTCCTCCTGCGTGCCAGAAAAATCCTTTTATGTTCAAACCTCTTAAAGAAAAGCCTGACGAAGTAGGGCTACATTGAATATAATCATTGTAGTCTATCCAAGACCCTGCTCCTACAGAGCTACCTTTCCAAAATATACCTTCTAATGTATGGAATCTTGGATTCTTAAGAATAATTGGACCTGAATCACAGTACAGTCCGTTCATTACAACACCTTCACCAGTATTGGTTCTAATGTTTACATTGCAGCCATATATATGAAGAGTGTTAGTAAATAATGGAGCCTTTGTTACATCTAATCCTATATTACAGTAACGAATAACTGTATCTAATATTTCACAATCCGACTGCTCCATCAAAATACCTGTCGCTGTTCGGGAGGTTGTGACATCCCAACCAGTCTGTGTATTATAAAACTGCTCCATACTGCAATCAATAATCTTCAACTCTCTACCATAAATGGTCTTCCGTATTCCTATTTTAGAGCTGCCAATTTGAGTAATATTGGTATTAGAGATTGTGCTTGTGATGTATCCATTATGTAAAATTCCGCCTGTTACAGTACCACAGTCAAGGTGGATGTCCCTTATGAATAGACTACTACCTACGACAGACGTAGCACCATCAGCTACAGATAAGATATAATCGCCTGTAAATGAATTACTTGCTATAAGTGAGCCGTTAGAGATCACTACATTGTCCCCTCCACTATTTGATGTGGTTAGGGTGGATGATATTAGGTAACAGTCACCAGATAAATCCAAGTTAATAAATGCTAAGTTATTACCAAATCTAGTTGTACCATTTTTATTCTGCGCAAATGCATTATCCAAAGCAGCCTGAATAGCAGCAGTATCATCCGTAACACCATCTCCTTTAGCCCCGAAGTCTTTTACGTTCACTGTATCAGCGAACCTATCGGAAAGACTACGAGGTTCTGTGGAGCCTGTTGTTGTTACATCTAGGTCATCTAGCACTGCTCCTGTAGCTGCCGCTGTAGTTGTTACGACAATTTTAGAGCTCGCTGGTGGCGCACTTGCAAAGGTAATCTGAGCAGGTGCAATAGATATTGTATATGCATCCACAGGAGACTGTAGGACGCCATCAATGATAACAAGGAACGCTTGTGGTGTCTCTGTCTTGGGAACAAAAGACAAATCAAAAGTGACCTCTGAGGCGTCCCCTGTGTGGCTGCTAGAGCTAAACTCAGAGAGACTTGTGTTAGCAGCCAGAAGTGCTTGGTCTGTTAAGTCTGTGTACTGTTTTGTATTAGCATCCTCAGAAACCTCTTGAGCCACAAACAGACCTTGCTGGTATGCTGTATCTAGGTCAGCCTCAGACAACCGTGAGCCGTTCTGAAAGTCCACTAGCTGTGTTGTAGCAGTAGCACGATATACACGAACCTTTGTGTAAGCACTAGGAGCAGCATCAAGTGTAATAGTCTTCGCTGAGTGACTCCTAGAAGCAACCGCAAGGGATGTGTAGTAAGTCCCGTCGTATCCTAGAGCGTGAATGTCATCAACGCTGATGTATTTGAAGGGAACGCTGAAGGTAGTTCCAGTTAGTCCGCTGTTATATTCGATATATGATTGAGGCATAATTAGTTTCTTTGTAGGTTAAATTTATTGGGGGTTAAGAGGGTTAGTTTTGAGGCATCCAGCCGAAATTCTTTTCAAACTGTTGCTGATTCATTAACGCTTGAGCAGGGTTCTCTCCGTCTTTATTGAGATATTGTTCCATGCGTTCTTGTTGAAAGAACTCCGCTTGGGCTTCTTTGATGGTCTTGTTACGAGCGTCACGTAGTTTCTCAAGACCTAAATTAGAATCCTTACTCATGCCACCTTTAAGACCACCATATTGGTCATAAGCTTCGTCTATGTCTTCAATTTCTTCCAACACATTCAAAGAACCTAAACGACCATTATTATAGAGTTCGTCCCAATCATCCTCTTGAATGATTTCTATAGCCTCATCTATCATGGTGAGTCCGTTA